AATAACTGAAGACTATACAAGTGCTTATCGTGTGTGGAGAGATACACCCCATGCTTCAGTGGCGTTACTAAAAACATCTATACCTGATGAAACAATAAACCTACTAGTTCACTATAAAAAAGTAGTTATTTGGTTAGATCCAGATGAACCAGGACAAAAAGCTTCGTTAAAAATATTACAAAGACTAATGGTTTGTTTGCCAAGCAAAATAAAAATCAAGAACATGACAAGCAGTCTTGTTCCTGAACCTAAGAACTTAACTCCAGACAACTTGAGGAAATATTTTGGACTTTGACATACTGTTCTTATGTGCTGAATCAAAGCACAACTACGACAAGTACAGACCGTACATAAAGAATCACGTAATACAGTCTGAAACCGTAACAATCCTTGAAACAATGGGAGAGTTTTACAAGGTTTTTCCTGGTGTTATTAGTATCAATTGGGAACCGTTTAGCAGTTACCTGTTTGCTACGTATGCAATGCGACTAACTGCTGACAAGATCTCTATAGTTCGTAATATAATTAAGAAGATGGAAACGTTTACACCAACGCTAGCCTACGATGAAGTTATCAAGACTCTTATTGAAATGGATTACGTTGCTCGAATTGCTGACGAGTGCGGTAAAGTTCGAGATGGATCTTCTAACATAGAAGCTATTAACTCTCTCACAGTAGAAGCACTACGCAATGTTGAACGGTATGTGGACAAGGATGAAATGTTTGTCATACCTGACATCGGTGTTATTGTTGATCGTATTGTCTCTACTGGTTATGAGTGGCGTCTTATGGCTCTTAATCGTAGTCTTGGCCTTCTTCGCACAGGTAACTTTGTTATTGTTGCTGCTCGTGTAGAGGTTGGTAAGACAACGTTCCTAGCCAGTGAAGCTAGCTACATAGCTCCACAACTGCCTAAAGATCGTCCTATTGTCTGGGTCAACAACGAAGAAGAAAGCGAAGCTGTATTCTTTAGGGTTGTTCAAGCAGCTCTTGGAAAGACAACCAAAGAACTAGTCGAAGACAAAGACAAAATGATGGCAGACTACGTTGCCTATATGGGCGGTAACTCTAAGAAAGTAATCATCACTAAGGGCGATACCAATGACGTAAAAACTCTCACAGCTCTGTTTAAAGACGTTAATCCAGGCATGATTATCTTTGATACCTTGGATAAAATCTCAGGGTTCCACAAAGAAGAACGTGAAGATCTCAGATTGGGTCGTATCTACAAGTGGGGTAGAGAATGTGCTCGTGAATATGGCCCCGTGATTGCTGCTAGCCAACTAAACGGTAATGTAGATACCATGAAAGATCCTCCGTTTATTGGCATGGATGCTTTGCGTGGTTCTAAAACAGACAAACCAGGCGAAGCTGATGCAATCATTACTATCGGTAAGTATCAAGCACCAAGCACCCCAGAAGAATCGTTACTAAGAACAATCAATATTCCAAAGAACAAACTCCCTGGTGGTGGTAGATACCAAGTAGAAGGAGAACGGCATGGTCAGTACATGGTTAAAATTGATCCGCTAAGAGCACGTTATGAATAGTCCTAAACGGTGGTACGACGAAGATCTTGCTAAAGCAAAAAAGAAAACAACAATAAGACACAAACAGCAACTTGAAGAAGAGTGGATCAAAGAGCAAGAAGAAGCTCTAGAACACATAGACGAAGACCAACTAGGAGAAAATGAAAGTGAGATTGCTCACACTTGATGTAGAAACAACAATGGATGCACCTGGAGAGCTAGACAAAGCTCATCCAATGTATCCTGGGAATAAGGTTGTGTTACTAGGAACATTGTGTAATGAAGGGTCTGGTTTGTTCTATAGAGCATACCCAGAAACTTCTCTTGAAGATTTTACTCGCTGGCTAAAGTCTCACGAATACGATTTTATAGTTGGTTGTAACATCTCGTTTGATTTGCAATACCTGTACAAAGACTATGCCTGTAAACTTGAACTACAAAAAAGTCGTCTTTGGGACATACAACTTGCTGAGTATTTGCTATCAGGACAACAGTTCAAGTTTCCTTCCCTGGATAGTATGGCTGTAAAGTATGGGTTACCTGTCAAAGACTCTGCTGTTACTGATTATTTCAACAAAGGTCTTGGTGCTGACAAGGTTCCTTTTGAGCTTCTGGAAGACTATCTAAACAGAGATGTCTTTAATACTCACCAGATAGCTGAAAAGCAAATGGCAGAAGCTACTGAGAAAGGCATGTTAGATCTCATTATCAGCCAAATGGAAGCCATACACGCCACTACTGAGATGATGTACAACGGTTTAGCTGTAGATATGGACTACTACAAGACCTACGCTGCTGAAGTAGCTATCAAATTTGCTGATAATGAAACAATTCTTAAAGACTATTTGAGTACATTGTCTGATAGTGATTTTTACCCAATAGAAGACATCAACAGTTCTCTTCAGTGGAGTAAGTTTTTCTTTGGTGGTATCAAAAAAGTTGACTCAAAAGAAGTTGTTGGGTTGTACAAGAACGGTAAACCAAAAACCAAGAAAGTAACTGCTCTGTTTGCTACAACGCCTTTTTCTGACATAGCTGCTCTTGATGAGTGGAAAAGTGAAAAGACTGGTAAGGTCTCAGTAGATGAGAAAGTACTTACATATATAAATACTAGTACTAAAGAAACATCAGTAAAAGAAATAACAGATAAACTACTACAACATAGAGACCTAACAAAACAACTAAGTACTTACGTACAGGGTCTAAGCAAACACGTGATAGACCACGACATAAAAAAAGAAGGACAATATTTTATTCACGGCAGACTGACTCACGTATCTACATCAACTGGTAGGCTTAGTTCTAGCAGCCCTAACCTACAAAACATCAGTAACAATCCTATCAAGAAAATCTTTTGCTCTAGGTATGGAATAAAAGATGGCAGTTTGGTTGAGTTTGACTTCTCTCAGCTTGAGGTTGCTGTGCTAGCTCACGTAACAAAAGACAGGCAGCTCATCACAGACATCAGTACAGGCAAGGACATCCACACAGAGCTGTACAAGGATATGTTCCACGTGGAACCTACCAAGGATGAACGCAAGTGGTTTAAACGTCTTACCTTTGGTTTGATCTATGGTGCTGGTGCTAAGACCTTATCTGATAATGCTGGATGCGACATAGACATCTCTAAGAAGTTTATAGAAACGTTCTATGCTAGGTATCCAAGTGTCAATCTGTGGCACAAAGACATGGCTGAAAGAGCTGAAGAAGAAGGTCTACACGACAGCGTAATTGATGGCTATGAGTTTAGTAAAACCTGGAGATTCCAAAGTGAGACTGGTAGAATCTATGTGTTCAAGCAATACAAAAATAAATACGCTGACTCAAGTTGGGCAACCAAGAAAGAGTACACGTTTAGCCCTACAGAACTAAAGAACTACCCCGTTCAAGGACTAGCAACAGGCGACATTGTTCCAATGATGCTTGGCATTCTTTACCGTAAATTTAAAGATCACATCGGTGTGAGGCTTGTAAATACAGTACATGACTCCATACTATTTGATGTACTTGATGGTCAACTAGAGAAAACAATAAAGGAGGTGTTCGATGTATTGACAAACACGCACGTGTATTTTGAAAAGACTTTCGGATTCCCACTAGCCCTGAAGCTAAGTGCAGGGTGCTCAGTGGGTAAAAATTGGTTTGAAATGAAAGAGAGAACAGTATGAGTGCAATGTCTGGAGTTGTAGAGTCAATCACCACCAAAGATGTCACCACGCGTTTTGGAGTTAAACCGACCTACTCACTGAAGGTAGACGGTAACTGGGTTAAGCATGGCTTTAAGAAGCCCCCTTGCAACGTTGGAGACACTATTGCTTTTGATGGTGAGACAGGAACCTACGGCGTAGAGGCTAAAGGCATTACCGTTACAGCTAAAGGAGCACCTGGAGCAGCACCTGTAGCCAGTGTTACTAGTATCAAACCTGCTTCTAGTGGTAGTGGTAGCAGCTATTCAGCTAAGGTGTTTCCTATCCCTGCTCTTCATGGGGATCGTTCTATTGTTCGTCAGAACGCTCTAGCTCGTGCCACAGAACTGTACATTGGAGCTAGAGGCGGTAAGCCATTTGATCTAGATGACTCAACCTCAATGCTTGTAATCCGTATGGCAAGACAGTTTGAGGCTTACACAGCAGGTGACTTGGATCTAGCAGCAGCAAAGAAAGAAAGCGAAGCTGAAGAAGTACCCAAAGAAGCAGCCTAGCAACAACAACAACCCCGCGTAAAGCGGGGCAACAACCCCGAAAGGTTGCCCCACGGCAACCCTTTTGGGGGATCAACAAACAACTAGGGAGAAACAATAATGTTAGCTTTGATTGATGGCGACATCGTTGCTTACCGCTGTGCAGCGTCAGCGGAGAACGAGGACAGGGATATAGCGTTTATACGTACCAGGGTTATGATGAGGGACATCCTGGATGAGGTTAATGCTACCAGCCATAGGGTCTTTTTGTCTGGAGGAAGGGAAGACAACTTCAGAATGAAGGTAGATCCTGAGTACAAAGCCAACCGTAGGGATACCATACGTCCACAACACCTAGATGCCACCAAAGAGTTCCTAGTAACAAATTGGCAAGCTCAAGTCTGCAAGGGCTACGAAGCTGATGATGGTCTAGGCATGGAACAGAAGTTTGAAGGCACAGTTATCTGCTCCATAGATAAAGACCTGCTTCAAGTACCAGGCTGGCACTACAACTTTGTTAAGAAAGAAATGGTCAAAATCACCCAAGATGAGGGTTTTAAGCGGTTCTACCTCCAAGTGCTTACCGGAGACCGTACAGATAACGTCTTCGGCTTGTCTGGGATAGGCCCAGTGAAGGCTAGCAAGCTTCTTGAGGGTCTCCTGCCAGAAGAGTACTATGATGCCTGTAGAGCCGCCTACAACGACGATGAGAGGCTCCACAAAAACTGCAAATTACTGTGGGTTTTGAGAGAAGCTAACCAAGTCTGGGAGCCACCAAAAGACTATGTTAAAAAAGAAGAGAGCAAAGAAGAAATACCCAAACAAAAAG